ACCGTGAAATAAATTGTGAATAAATTGAGACCAATCAACGGGTTGGCATGAAAGATGAATTGAATGCCTAAGAAAAAAACAAAGAGGGCTTCAGGAAGCACGGTTGCCGAACTTGCTGAGGAACTAGGCAGGCCCATTCCATCGATTCGGGGTTGGTGTCAATCACTGACCCCGATTGGGAAGGAGGGCAACGCAAAGCTCTACAACAAGCAGGAAGTCAAGCGACTGGTTGACTCTAAGATTCTGAGGTCTGGCCGATCGGATCGACAGCAAGAGCTCGAGGAAGAGAAGCTTGAGTTGCAAATCCTGAAGCTCAGAAATGAAACAGACATCCAAGTGAGGAACCTATTGCCGGTCAAAGACGTGTTGACTTGCATGACACAGCTAACCGATGCTGTGAGGGCTCACTTGCTCGCGATGCCTAAGAAGCTGGCCCCACTGCTCGAGGGGCAACCACCGCACAAGATACAAGCGATTCTCAAAGAGGCGAACCTGGCTTGCCTCAAGGGACTCCAAAAAACGAAGTTTGAATAATATGGAAGAAGCAATAGAAAATCGCAGGTTTGCAACCGATAGCGGGAATGTTAATGTTTGCTGGTGGAGATCGTTTAGGGACCCCGCTAAAAGGGAGGGCGAGGGTTACAGTTGCTCGCTATCGATCACTGATAATGATGGCGTCATGATTTGTGCTGTAGTCCATGAAAAGGCTATTCAAGATCTTGCAAAGCAGAAATCAGCCTTAAAAGAGGCAATGTTTATTAAGGCCAAGTTGATTCTCTCTGAAAAGATTCTAAAGATGGCTCGCGATGTTGATTCGATCAAGTTGACGTGAGAAAAGTTGTTAAGTTCCATGTGGAGCAATCGCTGCTGCTTAGTATTGAGAACTTAGTAAAGAAGCATAGCGGTTCAGAATGAAAGCCACTGAGTTATTCGCCAAAGAGGTTCCCAGTCGATTCAGGCTTCCTGATGAGGCTCCATTGTGGGATTGGATGCACGACAACATCACGCTCAAGGACTCGCCCTACGGCGGCAAGTTCGTGATATCTGAGACGCCTTGGCTTCGGGAGCCTCTCAGTTGTGTGACCAATCCCGCCATTGTCCAGATGACAATTATGTCTGGAGCTCAGCTTGGGAAGACAACAGTGATTCAGGGCGGGGTTGCTTGGGCTCTCTCTGAGGATCCAGGCCCGATGATGGTTATCTCTGACGCTGGTGACTCTCTCGAGAACCTTGCTGAGAACAAGATAAACCCAGTGCTTGAGTCGTGTGAGTCACTGGCTAGAGTAGCGCCAGACAATCGGAGCGGAAAGAAGAAGCTCAAGATTGCCTACCCTCAAGCAACTATCATGATGGGGCCAGCCAACGACTCCTTTCTGAGATCTCACTCAATCCGTTACATCTTCGGGACTGAGACTTCAGCTTGGAAGCCTGGAAATGTGCAGAGAGCCAAGAAAAGAACCACTCGCTGGTCAGATCGAAAGCAAGTCTTTGAGTCGACACCCAAGCTTGCCGGTGATGATTTTTGCAACGAGTGGGAGAAAGGGAGCCAAGAAGAATGGAATTTCGAGTGCTTGGGGTGCGGGGCGATGATCAAGCCTGATTTCGCAGAGGTCGTGAAGTGGGACGATAACGAGACCACGAGGCCAGAGGGGCAATGGAACTTTAGGGAGGTTCGAAAGACGGTTCGAATCGAGTGCCCGTCATGCGGTCACAAGCACAAACACACGGCTGCGACATCTAGGAGGATGAATGACGGCGGCAAATACGTTGCTGAGAACCCAGGCGCAAACGAGAGAAATCGATCCTTTCGGTTTACGGCTTTGTGTCTCCCGCCTTCGGTTTGCTCATGGGAAGACTTGGTCGAGGAGTTTCTACGAGCCGACAAGCTAGCAAAGACTGGATACACGACGCCCTTGCAAGAGTTCGTCAACCTTCAGCTTGGCCAGCCTTGGGTTGAGGAGCGGTATGTCAAAATCAAGGACTTGACGCTTGATGACTATGACCCGTCCGTCGAATGGAGCGACCAGGCCTTCACATTCATGACGGTTGATTGTCAGCAATACTTGGCTGATTTCTGGGTTTGCATTCGTCAGTGGTCTAAAGATGGGCGATCAAGACTCCTTGCCTATGAGCGTCCGAAGTCGTTCGATGAGGTTCGAGAGATTCAGGAACGCCACGGGATCAAAGACGGGCTAGTGTTTGTTGATCGCATGTACAAGCCAGATCAAGTTGCGGCGGCTTGCCTAAAGTATGGCTGGACGATGATGCAAGGGGAGGACACTCCCGACTATTTGATTTCCGAGAGCAAGGGAAAACGGAAACTGAGAAGACGAAGGCCAGTATCGAAAAGGGTCAAGGTGTCAATTTCCTCGAACTCTCCGGTTGTGCTGCTGTTCCGTTGGTCTAACCCAACAGTCAAGGATATGTTTGCAACACTCAAAGACGGCAAGGGGGCTGAATGGTTGGCTTGTGATGTTGGAGATCAGACGGTCGCCTACCAAAAACAAGTCAACGGAGAACGGAAAACCGAGTCGATTGACAGGCATGGAAACACCGTTTTGATGTGGAAAAAGTTCAGGGAAAACCACGCCTTGGATTGCGAGTGTATGCAAATTGCCGCGGCAATCGTTATGGGTTGCTTCGGTGATGGCGAGCTTTAGCACTACTGGCCATTCTATGAATGGCGGCTGGACAACTAAAACCACTTCTAAGATTCAAGTCTGACGCTTGGCTTCTGGCCAAGATTGACGAGCTAGGCGAGGAGCTAAGCAAGGGAGTCACGGCAACTTCACTTTCGGAAGCTGGCAAGAGCCATTCCCAAGAGCGCAACCTTCCAATTGCTGACGTGATCGAAGCGGTCACGGCTGTAGCTAATGAGCGCGGATTGAACGGAACAGGTAATGTTGTTCGGTCCCGATACACCAAGGCGACGTTCTCGTGAAGGCCCCACAGATCGTTGACCATAACGGACGCCCAATAAGCAGCTCAATGGGTTTCTACCAAGGGACCGTCCGAAGCCGAACCCGCCGACCGATAACCAACGAGGTTGTCGATTCTCGATCCACTCAGACCAAGTGGGCAAGAGAGACTCTCCTTGGATACTCCCGGTTTATGTTCGCCAACTTTGGTGAGGTTCGGGGGGCGATTCGAGACGTTGCTAGGTACTCTGTTGGCAGCGGTATTCGCCCTGTGTCACTAGCGCCTGATGTGGAAGAATCTAAGGCCTACGAGGATTTCTTCAGCCAATGGGCTGACAACTGCGATCTACGGGGTGAATACAATTTCTGGAAGATTCAACGCCTTGCTTCTGTTCGCATGGATATTGATGGCGACCTTGGGTTTAACCTTGTTTCAGGTAAGCGAGACTGGCCCTTCCTTCAGCCCATTGAAGGGCATCAGATAGCAGGCGAGGCCAACGACGAGAACAACTTCGACGGGGTTCGAATTTCCCCTGCTACTCAACGCGCTGCCGCCTACTCGATCCGCACTAAAGACGGCGGGTTTAAGCCAATCCCGGCCAGCAATTTCATAATGGTCTACGACCCTGATAGGGTTGCTCAGTATCGGGGAGTCTCAGCCTTGCAGCACGCTATCACTGAGATTTGGGATACTTCCGAGATACTCGATTTCGAGAAGGTTGGCGTGAAGATTCGAAGCGCAATCGGAGCGGTGATCAAGACTCAAAGCGGCGACGATGATGACGCCCAAGCCCTAATTGGCGCTGAGAACACAGCAGTCAAAACTGGAGACGTCCCCTGGCAAACCTTCGAGGCCGGGATGATTCCGAGGCTTCATACTGACGAGGATATTCAAGAGATTGGCGGTAATTCCCCAAGCACTACCTTCAACGGCTTTATCGAGCTATTGATGCGCCGAGTTGCGCTAGGCTACGGGCTTCCGCTTGAATTCATTTGGGATCTGTCAAAGGCAGGCGGAGCTAGTCAACGCGCAGTTTTAGCCAAGTCTCAACGTGTCTTTGATGAGCGGTTTGACGTCCTGAAGCGTTTCAACAATCGGGTCTGGGCTTGGGTGATAGCCAAGGGGATCAAGCGTAAAGATTTAAAGGCAACTGATTGCTGGTGGAAAGCCAAGTGGCAGCAACCAAAGAAGATCACTGTTGACGTTGGGCGAGAAGCCAAAGAGGCCCGTGAAGACGTGAAGCTTGGCCTAAAGACTTTTCAAGATGAGGCCGGTGAGCGCGGTCAAGACTGGAGGCAGAACCGAAACCAAACCGAGATCGAGACGAGAGACTTGCTTGAAAGGGCTTGGGGCCTTGCCAGCGAATTCGGGATAAGCACTGAAACCGCGCTAAGCCTCCTAAGCCAACGCTCACCAAATCCAGAAGTTTTAAGCAATGACACCATCCCTTCAGAATAGACTTCAAAACCAAGTTTGGGACATCACCCCAAGCTATCTGGATACTTTTCTCGACTCTGCAAGAGAGGCGTCAAACCTGGCCTCAATCGTTGGGGTTCAAGGCGATAACTCAAGGTCAGACATCATGAGCCAAGTAGGTTCAGTTGCTGTCATTGAGGCCAACGGGGTGACTGGTAAACGGGTTGATTGGTTTGAGAAGTTGATGGGGATGGTTGATTACGACGATATTACTGATGCAATCGCAATTGCTGAGGGTGATGACTCTATTGAATCGATTGTTCTGTCATTCGATTCACCTGGAGGGTCTCACACGGGAACGCAGGAAGCGGCGGACGTGATTCGAAACTCTTCAAAACCAATCTATGCTTTCACTGACGGAATGATGGCTTCAGCGGCTTACTACTTGGGAAGCCAAGCCAAGGCTATATACGCATCTCCTACAGCAATAGTCGGAAGCATTGGGTCTATTTTGGTGAGGCAAGACAACTCTTCATACCTCGAGAATCTAGGCGTGAAGATCACGGCATTCGCCAAGGGGAAACACAAGGCTGACGGTCGATCTTTCAAGGCAATGTCGAAGGAGGAATCTGAGACTTTAGACTCATTCGTTGGCAAGGCTTACGACGATTTCAAGTCAACGGTGCTAAGGTCTCGAGCGCCTTCGAACGAGGTTTTTGATTCGAAGATTTATCACGCGAATGATGCGGTTGGCGTTGGGCTAATTGACGGGGTTGTTAACAGTCGGAGCGAGCTTATTGGCTTCCTTGCTTGAGGGTTAGCTTTAGGGGATTAGCTCACCCTAGTGATGAGCGAAGAAATTCAACTCAACGTCATTAAAGCCAATCAACAGCTTGCGGTTTTAACTGACAAACTCACTACAGAACAAGATGCCCGGAAGGCTGTCACATCCGATCTTGAAACCGCGAAAGTAACCCACGCGGCGGAGCTCCAAGAGCTCAAAGACGTTCACTCGAAAGAGCTTTCCGATAAGGCAGGCGAACACGCCAAGGAGGTGACAAACCTCAGTGATGAGCTTGAGAAATTAAAAGGCGAACTTGCAGATTCAATCGCAGAAGTAGCCAAGCTCAAAGGGGATTCGAAAGACGTTGCAGACAAGGCAGCGGACATCGTTGGCCAGATCGGAGGGGAAGCCGTTGACGTTGCAGACGACAACAGTGCAGGAACTCCAAAGAGCAAGACGCCAGAGGAGATTCAAGCCGCATACGCAGAGCAACGAAAGATCGAGGGCTCTGCTGCCAAGCACGAATACTGGGTCAAAAACATTGCTCCTTTCGAGAAGTAAACCCGCCTTCTAAACAACCAATTTCCAATCTTAGACTCTCATGGCTAATACTCTCAACAATGTAAATGTCGCGCAGATTGCCGACAGATCCATTCAATACTTGGGGTTGAATTTCTTCCCCCTTTCCGCGCTATCGACTGACTTTTCTGATGATATCAAATCAGAAGGCGAAAGCGTATCAACTCGAATTCCAGCCGCAATTGCCGCCAAGGATTTGTCGTCTGGCTATGCTGCTGATGATGTTTCGAACACTGGCGTTACCGTTACTCTGAATCGGTTTCGCGGTCCTGTTTTCGCCTTCACTGATTTAGAGGCTTCGAAAGCGGGTGACGTCAACTGGCTCAAGGACAACTTCATTGAGCCGGCGATGGAGGGAATGATGAACGACATCTTTCAATATATCTTCGGGCTTGTTACTGCTGCAAGCTACCCGAACTCAAGTATCATCACTGCTGCCAACATGGATGCAGACGAGCTCGCAGACCTAGGGACAGAGCTTTCAACCTTGAAGGTTCCAAAGAGCAATCGATCTGCAATCTTGCCCCCTGGTCACTACGGCGGCTTGATCAAGGATTCAATCATTGAGGATGCAAGCGCATTTGGTGACACAGACGCAATCAAGGAAGGCACGATTCGAAAGGCTCGAGGTTTCCGCATTCACGAGTTCGCCTCCATCCCGAACAACTCTGAAAGCATGGCGGGGTTTGTCTGCCACAAGTCGGCGTTCGCATTCGCGGCTCGATCGGTTGCCGATCCTACGACAATCATGGGCAACGCTCCGCTTGGTGTTGAAAACCGCGTCGATCCTGTGACCGGATTGCCGCTTCAGTTCCGGGCTTGGTATGAGCCAAAAGATGGCAAGTATTACTTCTCAATGGGCACTCTCTACGGAGCATCGAAGGCTCAACCAAACGCACTAAGGCGAATCACTACCGCATAAGGTAACCCGACAAGAAGCGAAGGTCTGAACGTATGGCTAACACACTCAATAAGGTCAATCTTGCTCAAATTGCGCGAGATTCAATTGAATACTTCGGGAGCAAACACTTCCCTGTTCAGGCCTTCGCTCAAAACTTTTCTGATGAGATTGCTCAGAAGGGTGACTCCGTCAAGACACGCATTCCTTCTGCCATTGCGGCCAAGGACTTGTCAGGCGGGTTCACTGCTGACGATGTTTCAAACACCGGGGTTACTGTAACTCTGGACAAGTTCAAGGGGACTGTCTTTAAGTTGTCAGATTCCGAAATCTCCAAGGCAGGCAACGCGCACTGGCTAAAAGACCAGTTCATGGAGCCAGCCAGAGAAGCAACAGTTGACGCCTTTATGGCCGATGCGTTCGCGCTTGTTCTCAATGCTGCCTACTCAAACAAGACCGTTAAGGTCGCAGCAGATTTCAACGCTGATGCCTTGGCCGATGTCGGCATTGCTCTTTCTGACCGAAAGGTTCCAAAGGCCAACCGGCACATCATCTTGCCTCCTTCCTACGTTGGGACACTGGTAAAGGATTTGTCTATTGTTGACAAGGGTGCGTCAGGCACTGATGACCCAATCAAAGAGAACAAGTTGCTTCGAGCTCGAGGCTTTGACATCCACGAGTATGAGGGCATACCGGCAAACGGGGAGTCATTGAAGGCGGTGGCACAACATCCTTCCGCTATGGGCTTTGCTGCTCGCCCTGTTGCAGACCCAAACAAAGTCGCAACCCATTCTGGAGTTGAAGTGATTAATATCACCGAGCCAAACACGGGGTTGCCGTATCAATTTAGAATGTGGTATGAGCGCAAAGATGGCGCACTCTACATCTCAACTGGGTTCCTCTATGGGATGTCAGTGGGCAACGAAAACTCGATGCAACGAATCACAAGCGCCTAATAATATGGACAGAAAAAAGCCAGACCTAATCATTAACCGCAAGCTTTCTCTGTTCATTGGATACCTTCCAGACGGCAACCCGGAAGTGGTCGTTGTTGGCACTGCTGGCGAAGCGTGGGAAGCGTTCAAGAACGAGCGTGACAACTTCGACAACACGGGCAAGAGCAAATACATTGAACTCGCTTTTTACCGAAACATGGCATCATCCAAGAAACGCCAGCTTGTCAAGGCTGACAGGCAAGCTGTGACCTTGGACTGGTCCGGGTTCGAGAACGATCCTGAAGGGATGTATAAGAAGCGTCTTGAGCATGGTTTGGTTTCCGATCAAGAGAAAGCTCAACACGATGCAGACAGGAAGGCGTCAGAAGTTCTTCAAGGCGAAACCAAAGAGCCAAAGAAGCCGAAGTCCAAAGAGCCAAAGAGCAAATCCAAGGGTTAGAATTTTCCTTAGCGCCCCACCAAAAACCCACCCATCGGGGCGGCAAAGTTTCCACACTAGCCGCCCCGTCTTCTTTCAATGAGTCTTTGCAGAGTAACAGGACTAGATAGGTCAATCAGGTATCGTGCGAAAAGCGCGGCTGGTGTTTGGCGTACGCTATCTGAAGGAGGAGAGCTTGCAACGGGAGAGACTCTAGAAGTCAGATCGGGCGGGGCAAAGTTCGGTTTTCGTGCCTGCATGATTCAAAGGCGCGTTTCCGGTGCGTGGGTTGATTACTACTCGGTTGACCTAGATTTGACTCAAGGCACCAGCCACACCAGGCAGGACTATTTGACGATTACGGGAGATGTCACAGATTCAACTGTGGTTGTCAGCTACACCACAAACAAAGGGCACGCTCACTTAAAGTCAGGGCATTTGGCCCAACTGGATGCTGAAGAGTCTCGCGGCGTCATGTTCGAGTGGGATTCCGCCCTATGGTCTGGAGTGGTGTCAGCAATTGAGAAGGGGCGGGACCATTCGATAGGCGGTTACATGGAGGAGGCAGACGCAACCCTTGTCTGCAATCGAGCCCAGTTCGTGGAGGCGGGTAAGATGCCTCAAACGGGTTGCAAGTTTCTAATCGATGGCGAGCCCTTTCAGTCAGCCGGGGATGTGACCGTTGGGGACTGGTCTTACTCATTCGATCTGAAGAGGTGCAATCGTGCCTAACGGGATGGAATTCGACTTGTCACAGTTTCACTCCGCGCTTGATAAGTATGCACAAGTTTCAAAGAGGGACTTTGCCGACATCGTCAACAAGAGAGCAATCAACATCGCGTTCATAGCGATGAGGAAAACGCCAGCAGCTCAAGCGCGAAGCATAAAAGCCAGTTTGATGCGGCGAGTAAAGGGCAACGGGAGGAAAGGGAAAGGTAGGCCACCGATTGCGGCTCTTATGATCGCGTCTGGCTCCAAGAAGGCGGGCTTGGTTGGCAAGCCATCGCCTGGGCTTTACGGGGCCAAAATGCAGGAGGAGATCGAGGACTTGGTTAAGCGAAGAGTCCGCACGAGGGCCTATATCAAAAGCGGGTTCTTGAAAGCCATACGAGACATCGAGCCGTATGTGAAAGGCAGTGCTAAGAGGAGGCCGCGAAACGTCCAGAAGTTTTCAAAGGTTCCAGGCAGAGGCAAGCGAGCCAGAACGGTGTTCAAGCCAATCGCTGAAGTGATTAATTACGCAACCAATTCCGCAAAGATTGCAGGCCCAGCAATCCAAGCCGCAATCAATGCCGATGCTCGAGACATGGTCAAGTATGCCGAAAAGGTAATGGCGAAGAGAGCCCGGGAGGCGTCAGCTTGAGCGCGTTAGGTGAAAAGATTGAGGAAGCGTTTGTCGCGATGCTTCAAGGAACGATTCCCGATGTTGACGTTGAGCCGGGGAATTCCTCAAACGAACTTGAGTATCCATACATCACTTGCTCATTCGAAGGCTCTGAGGAGTTGCACCCTGGAGCGGGTAACTATTGGTGCTCGGTTAGAGTTCAGGCGGTGTCTGAGGCCTTGCCGGAAGGGGTTATTAAAGGAGACGTCGCGCATGACGCCCTGTTTGCGAAGGTTTGCGACGTGCTTCACGTCGACGATCTAAAGGCGGCGATCAACACTGCTGCTACAGGCCTACTTGTTGTTGGTGTTAAAGATCAGCAAGAGTCAGAAAGAGACGTCGGGGACAGAGGGGAGATTGAAATTTTCACAAGTAACTACACGGTCATGATCTTGGCCGGTCACGAATAGGAGAAATTATGGCCAGAAACAAAGGCAAGCCTCTAGCGTTTGGGGCCTCAAGCTCAAACAACGTCGCCATCACGAACGCTGGCGGAACGACAAATTCAATCACGGCGGTCATTGAAGAGCTGCCAGCTGACAAGTCTGCTGAGATTATCGAGTTCAAGGATGGCGACGGAGATGTCGACGGCTTGGTCATCAAGAATAATCGGACCGATGTATCAATCAACTTCTACGTAACTGAGTCAGATATCGCACAGTCTGAGATCGATCAAAATGCAGTCGTTGAGATTGGCGACAAGGTCGTGATTACCGAAGCGGACATGAACGAGATTAGCGGCGTGAATTTCATCGTGCAAAGAGTCGGCAAAGTTCAGAGGGCTGGTGAGGTTCGCAAGTTCAAGCTCGATCTCGTGAAGTATGCAAATGATGTATCAGATGAAGCATCGGCTTAGTGACTAGCTTCTTGTCAGCGATAGCGCCGGAAGCCTTCACGGTTTTCGGGGTGAGGCTCAAGCGTTTGACGTTTGGGCATGTTCTCCTTCTTGAACGGTTTGATTGCAACCCTGCCAAAGACGTTCTCGACTTGGCTACTTCTGTTCAGATCTGTTCTAGAGATTGGCAAGGGGCGCTCGACTACCTGGACAACATTAAGTCTTACGGCGTTCGTGTTCGTAATCACCTGTTCATGCGTCGGCTTCGAAAGTGGCCGATCGATGAAGCCTCGCAAGCTTGGGGTGATTACCTGAAAGAGAACACTCACGAACCCGAACTAGTCAGAGTTGACGGTCAGATCGAAAGCGACAAAGGAGCCCCTTCACTTGCTCAAATGCGAGTGTTCTTGCTTGGGCATTGCGGCTATTCGCCGGATACAATCAACGATCAGCCTTGGGGGCAGTGTCGTTGGGATTACCTAGCAGCTCAAGAGGAGATGGCGGGGAGTGGAATAGTCGGTGGCAAGCACGAGAAAATCAGCAACATCTTGAAGGGTTTGAATGGCAACGCCTGAATTAAAAGCAAGAATTAGCCTAGATGGTTCGCGTTGGCGTGCAGGGTTAAAGGATGCAGAGAGGCAGGCTGACAGATGGGGGACGGGAGTTGCGAAGACTGTTCAGGGACATTTGCTTGCCGCTTTCTCTCTAACCGCATTGCTTAAAGTAGCAACCGCTTCGATTGATCAATTCACGCAATCCGTTGGCAAGGCTGGAGAGCTTATGAAGCAGGCCAGGCGCGCAGACATTGGCGGGTTATTCGAGGGGGATGAGACAGAGAAACTTGCTAGATCGATCGAGCTGATTCAGCAAATGAGCTTCGCGCTTGAGCGAGTCGGAATCCAAGGCGACCGAGTCGACGATATATTCCAAGACTTTTCAACAAGGCGTGTTGAGGCTCTTGAAGGGTTAGAGAACAAGGACAAATTCGGGAACGTAAGAGAGAACGATCAACTTCGAGCGTTTCGCAAGCTCGGAATTTCAACAGAGGATCTCCAAAACAAGTCATCACCTGAACTCCTTTTTCAGCTATCCGACAAGCTCAAAGGAACGAAAGAAACGGACGATATCAAGGAAGCAATGGACGCTCTCTTCTCAGATGCTGGTGTTGATTTCCTCGTGTTGATGCGCGAGGGACTCAAAGAGCAAATGCAGATCGCTAGGAATGAAGGGCTTGTCGTCACTGGTGAGGATATCATTGCTAGAGATCAAACACGCAAGGCCCAGCTAATCAAGCAACGTCGAGCAGAAATCAAGAAGAATCAAGCGAACAGTCCAGGCCAAACTCTTTCTGATTTCTCAAGTGATGCCAAGGTAGGATTCTTTGATGCCATCGGCACGCCTTCCGAAGTGGCTACAGGTGTTGGCGTTTCAGTTATGGAGAGATTCGGGATTGCCGCCGAGAAGATCGAAAGCGCCACATCTCAACAACTGCGAGAAACCCTAGAACAGAAGCGACTGCTTCGAGAGATTGTTGACGCGACCAATGAAACGTCAGTCAACACGAAAGGGCTCACTGAATAATGGCTGACAGATACAAAGGTAATGTTGCCGTACGCCTGGTTCGAAAAGATTCAAGCTGGCGTCGTCAATCCGGCTGGTCCACAGTCTACACCTACGAGGGTTTAAGGGCTGACATTGAGTTGGCCCAGAACAGTTCTCTAACTGCAAACGCTTCAAGCTTTCGAGCCTCATACGCTAGCAACTCTTCACCTAATGGATTCCTGACTGTGACCTATGCAGCGGAATCGAAAGAGGATGCTGAATCGACCAATGACCCAACAATCACAGAGTTTTCTAATGATTGGATGTTCTCAGAAAATCGATCACAAGTTGAACCTTGGAAGCTACCACAGTACAGAGCTCTTGAGGGCGTCAAGGCTGGCTACATCGAGAGAATTATTCAATCTGTTGAACGATACAAAACAGTCGTTCAAGGTGGCATTGCATCGAATGACGCAAACAAGGATCTCGAGTTCGATCTTGAGGATTACATTGACCCAGACGGGACAAGCGATCAAGTAGCACTGGCAAAGGAATTAGCTGGGTTGATTGTTGCTGGTCAGAACTCAGCGGACCAAGAGCGCCATGTATTGCGGAATATCCGAACGGTTCCAGGCAACACCTCTAACATCATCGACCATTTCAAGACCGGCCAGATGTGGTCAAACGACAAGCTCGTGTCGTTAATCTCTGCATCGAATGCGGTGATCACTCAGCGCAACATTGTCGGCGATATAGCAACGTCATTTGATGGCAGCTATTGGTACAAGTCGCCACCCATTACCAACCCTTTAAGCAATGGCCGATTCGAGGTTATTACCGAATGGACAAACTACGTTGACAACGAATTCGAGTTAACTACGAACACGATCTATTCATGAGACCAATCAAGAAGCTAAGCGTTTTCTCGCCTCCTACTTGGCGCGATGTAATCAACCAGGTGATTGACAGGGTCAACTCTTTGACTCCTCAAAAATCGATTGGGTCAATGCACAAAGTCACATCTCGAGGCGTCACATCGTCCGTCCAAACAAGCCGTGGCGGCGTCACGTCGACTAGCTCAAGCACTGTCCAAGCTCGTTGGGGCTGAGCTTTAGCAATTATTTCAATAAAATAGAAAGAATCTAAAATGTCCAAAGACTTCCTAGCATTCAACACAGACGGCGATATTCTATCATTGGATGGTAAGCTTGTTCGCAAGCACGGCATCGATGTTAGCGATTCGATGAAAGCCGCAATCAGGGCAACGCTTGGCGTTCCTGGCGCGGCTGAAGGGTTGGTCCCCGGCAATAACTTGTCTGATCTGGCAAGTGTCACGGCTGCTAGGGGGAATCTTTCCGTCTTTTCAAAAGGCGAGGTCAACGACCGAACCAACGCAAGACAGCCAAGCAACGCTGGGGACTTCGGGCCTACAGGTGGTAGCCAGAACATCGGTTCTTCAAGCCTCTTGTCCTTCGGTGATGGAGCGGGTAATGACAAACCGTTTACGATTTTGCAACGGGTTAAAGTGAAGGAGATTACATCTTGCACGTTCGTCAAGAAATACGGCGGGTCTGGAGCTCGGGAATACATTGCACAGTCAAACGGCTCAGATGAGCTAGTATTCTTCATTGTCGATTCCGCAGACAGGGAAATCCAAGCGAGAACCCCGGCATTGACAGCCTACGAGGATGAGTGGATCACCGTTGCTATTGTAGTCAACCCGACTTCGGCCCTAGGGAGTCGCGCTAATGACATTAAGATCTTGATTAACGGGGTGGCTCAAACTATGGGATCGATTGCCAACAATGCTTCGTTCTCGGGTATGCATGACTCGGCGACGGACTTCCTATTTGGTAATACTTCCGGCAACACGGATTTTGAACAGTCGTTTGGCGCAATTTACAATCGGGCGCTTTCGGATGCTGAAGTGTTAGAATTTACCGTTCACGGAACAATCCCGGTTTCGGATCAATATGGCGGCGCTACTGCCACTAGCGGTTCTCTAGTGGTTGGTAAACGCTATCGGCTAACGGATTGGATAACCGGGGACGACTTTACAAACGTCGGGGCAGCAAGCAACACTGATGGTGTTGAGTTTGTCGCAACCGGCACAACGCCCACAACTTGGTCGAATAGTAGTGTTGTTACAACGCTTGGTGCTGTCGCAGCCTACTTGCCGGAAAACATCCTGGCAGACGGCAGTATCCGAGACGCATCGACAAACGGGTTGCACACATCGGCAAGCGGAGTAAGTCCGCTAAGTAAGCTTCAAGTTCTTGAGATTGACGCCCAATCCCCGGCAGCTGACTCCAAGCTGCTTGACTTAAAGGTCGCCGGAGTATCCAAGGCTAGTATTGACGAAGATGGTGACGCGGTAGTCAACAATCTAAACATTTCCAGCATTCCGACAAGCTCAGGAGGCCTTTCATCGGGCGACATTTGGAGCAATAGCGGAGTCCTGACAATAGTATCATAACATGAGCGCACAAACTGATTACTTACGGGCCGAGCTAAACTCGGCAAAATCCTCCCTAAACAATCAGACTTTGCGGCTTGCCGCAGTTAAGAAGATCAATGAAGGGATCGCGCTGCTGGATGCCCGAGATTTACAGGAAGCGGCAGGGGTGTCTATGCCCGCTATGGACGCATCGATTGTCGGAGTAATCTATGACGGGACAAAAACTGCAATCGATGCCCGCAACGCCTTTGATGTGCCTCTGAAAGACAAGACTACGTTGCTTACTGAACTTGCGGCACTTTAGGCCATGAAAAGTAGATTGCTTTCAATATTCGATTTGCTCGCCGTGATGGCTTGCGCCTTTGTGCTTCTAATAGCGTCGGGGTGTGCGAGCAACGGGCGTGGATCAACCTACAAAACGACAGTCGAAAAGATCGATCCTGTGACCGGCCAGATCTTGACTGAGACTCGCGAGGAGACCCACGACAAGAGTATTAGGGCAACCGGATACAAGGTTGCCTTCGATAAGATTCAAGCCACAGAACGACGAGGAGAAGGGACCAGCCAAGGGCCTGGTGACTACTTCTATGAACTCGGCGTTGGGTCGGCAAGTGCTAGTCCAGACAGCCAAGTTCTTAAGGGGTTTCAAGCTGGCTTCGGATTAGCGGGTCAATATTTCGGTGGGCCTGGTTCCCAAGCTGGGCTCACCGAAGAGCTTCAATCAAAGCTAGACGAGCTTAACGCTAAGCTTGCCGATATAGAAGCGATTGCAGAAGCTTTGGAAGCTGACCGCGCTCCCCCTCAGTAATCATGTTCGAAGATTTAGACACGCCTTCCAAGATATTCTCAGCATTCATTTTTGCGTTAACTGGTGCTCTTGGTGTCCTCTGGAAGGAGTTCAGATCAAGCGTTGCAAAGTGTGACGAGAAGCACTCGGAGAGCAATAAGCAAATCATAAGCTTGACCGATTCAGTGGCAAGGGTTCAGGGGGAGATGAAGGGTTACTCTGAGGCGTCATCAAGAATGGAGACGATGCACCAGGAAGTTTTGGAAGCGGTCAAGAAAGGGCGAGGGGATTAATGGATTTCGACATTCACAGAGCTTTTGAGCAGGCGTCATTGATTCTCACTTTCCCTGGAGTGGCAATCGGGTTGCTTGTTGTTTATCTTTGGGGCCCTGCTGCTTGGGCGGCATTTCGAAGGCCAGTTAAGACTCACCAAGACTACCTAGTTATGGGCGTCACGGTTGGTTTCATTTTTGGGCCTCTTGACTCAATCTTCTGGTTCATCCCTTGGTCGCTGAACTACGTAGGCTCGGCGATGTTTACGGACTGGGTCAAGCTGGGTGTCTACTTCAATGTTCCCTTCCGCCAAGGTGGTGACATTGTTAGCGCCTGGATGCACGTATACAGCTATTCCTTGCTCCTCAGATCCACTGGAGCGGTTGACGTCAGCTTGCCTGTTCTCAGGCGAGTAGCGATGTGGAGCTCAGTAGCAGGCATTGCCTGCATTCAGATTCTCAATCTAATAGCTAAATAATTTTCAAACATGGCAGAACAAGCAATCACCTTAAGGGACCATAGCGTTAATCCTGAACCGATCACGGACAACATGACGACGCTTGCCACGATCGGAGCTGGGAACGGTTTCGCAATCCCTACGGACAAACTGGGTTTTGTCTTTTTCGACAACCCAACAGGGAGTACTGCAAACATCACTATCAAAGGCCAACCGACAGCAGCTCAAACGGCTCGTGGCCTTACTGTTGGAGATGAGACGATAGCGATTGCGACCACTGCCGACCCTGTTTCATGGTACTACCACACCGATTTTAAGAACACGGATGGCAACGTCATTGTGGAGTGCGATCAACTCATCAAAGTCAAAGCAATCCGCCGTCCAAATTACAGCTCTTAAAGTGTGCCATCTTCGTTCTCAGGCTCGTTCTCTAGGGTCAACTCTGTTGCAGTTGATGATATCCTTCACTCTGGGCAAGCGAATCTAGTTGCCAAGCGGATCAATCAGGGAATTCTCTCGGGCTTGGGAGACATGCACTGGCGCTGCCTTTGGGCGGCGCATTCTTTTGTACGCAACTTCCGCAACCCCTCTAGCGACCCTGTTCCGCTCTACCCGCCAGAGGATGAATGGTGGCAGCTATACGGGCTTTACAAAGAGACGATTTACAATTGGCCTACTGCTGGAGTCGGTGATTACGAGGGACTGAATCAGGGCAACCCAGCCGTTGGATTCTTTTTTGGCAATCCTGGGAAGAATGATTCCGAGTCTGTCAGATCGGCTGACATTCCCTTGCGCGAGTATCTAGGCGCTCCCGCCCCGTCAAGCCCATTGGATGAATGGGATTTAGGGAAGCAACAGCGAGGCGCTATCCTGGCCTCAGATCTAACTGACTTTTCAAAGGCCCCCGCAATGGAGGTTGCAAGACAGTTCGAGACGATCAACTCTGGAATCACGGAACTCAACGCCTACCACAAAACACTTGGTGGCAAGATCAAGGATTCATCTCAAGAGATGATCCACGAAAAAGGGCAGCAATGGAATCAGATGATGACGCAATTCTTGGGTGAGTGGCGCGGCACTGATGACGAACGAGAGGAAGCTGGTGACTGGGATCCGAAAGAGTTGACGGTTGCCTATGAAGAGATGCTCGATTCTCAATGGTTCCTTTCTCCTTCCTACGGTGTTTCGGTTGGTTCTGGTGGGGCTGTCTCTGCTGAGTATCCATTATTCGAGTGGGCTAGCTTCGCAACGTCTGGCACCTATGGGACCGTGAACGCGACTGACAACGTATCCAATCACACTGGATTCTCGTTTGTTGGATTCATTGCGGTTGCTTCGAATATTTTAGGCATCTATCGCGTTCAGGTTGAGTTGGACGGTGTTGTTGTGCAAACCTTGACGATGACAACATCGGAAACAGAGCAGGCTGTTTGGTTTCCAGAACCCCTGAAAGGGAACATAAAAATCAAGCTGATCGATTCCATTTTTGGGAGCTCCGATATCTATGTTGAGGTTGCGGAGTTAATGGACCACAAGCCAGAGGTGTTTGACCTCTACGTTTTCTTGCGGCTTGCTACTGCCAAATCAAGTAGCCCTTCAATTTATCGTGGCAAGATAGTCTCTGATGCAAAGGAAATATCTGACGACTACTTCGAGAAAGGGATGATCTTGAACGGTCCTAGTGCTGACGTCCCAGCAGAAACCCAGATCGCAAAGTTCGCTCCGTATCAAGCAATGAGAGATTTCCTAATCTCGTTCTTCCGAATTGTGAACTATGACCGGCTCAAGGGTTACTATGTTGACGGTGACGGGAATTCAGTTTTGATATTTGACCGTCGAGGTAAAGGGGTTTCGGATGCCGATCTGTTTCAAAATCTATGCCCTTTGGCGACTCCCGTGACTCAGATACAAGAGGGTGTTCTCTACGTGATCAAGGCGGATGGCGCGGCACCGTCTGGTGACGTTGGGTATAACGGTAACGACTACAAGCTTGACGAGACATTTCGAGGCACTCAGACGCAAGACCTGGACTTTACGGGTGCAATTGATTTGGGTGTCTATGAGTCAGACTTTCTGATCGATATCGACGACATTCCAAAGACATGGATCTCAAATGAGTGGGTGATGTCGATTGGAGGCCAGACGGTTTACAAAGACACAAGCAACGCGACATACAAACCGGAAACCTATGGTGACATTCTAGGAGCCTTCCATGATCGGTGCCACACGTTCTCTAGCGCGATGGACAAGCAAGACGGCACGGGCAAGGGAAAGGACTTTCACAAGTTCGGGCTGAGCCAGACAACTCTGCCAGACGTTGCTACCAAGGTTGAAACCCCGCCCGGATACCGCTACGAAGGCGACGACGTCCCCTATTCGACCACTAGCAGACTTGTCAACGATCTCATAGACACAGAGGACGGCTCGAGCTCAAGTACCTGTAGGGATTCAATTTGGGATGCGTTCGGGGCTCACAGTGTTGACGATGTAGGCGATGGTGATTGTGACGGCATCTCAGCCCACTACGAAAGTTGCCAAGTGTTCAAGGCCCCTTACCTTATCAAGCAGATTCGGATTCAAACAGGGGTGGGCGCTAGTGATAACAATGTCGAGGTGGTTCTTGATGGGCGGCTAACAAAAGGCTCAAGTGCTCCTTCGATTCTGGATTCATCGGCCAGCCGATCAACCTATTTATCGACCGACACAGGCCCCAGAACTGACGAGAATACAGTCGTGGCTTGCCTTCGGTGGAAGATTGACGGGGTAGATGATGAGGAGCGGATTGGAGATATTAGCGCGACGGCGGACGGCGACTATAACCCCACCTTGGTCAAGGGCGCTGCCTTGTGCAGGTTCTTCTTTCAGCGGCTTGCCCCTCATGTTTACGATGACTCAGATGTTGACATCCAACCCGACCGGGACACCAAGCCAATCGCTCAGTTGTGGCAGTATCACGAGTTCATTATTCGCGCCTCAGTAAGCGGGTTCCTTGACGAGCAGCGAGTCCTCGACACTTTGACCTATGACGCCGGCCCTCCTTCGTCTTGCACCAGTCAAGACTCGAGAGATTTGACGATGACTCGAGCAATGACTTTGATTGGGTCGAGTGACGATCGGCTGGCAATCAAGAACTCTGGAGAGGATCGAGGAGGCTACGGCGTCTTGCCGAATACGGCCATGAGGGCGGCGGCACAATCTGAAATGGCTCAAGTTCTCAACCTTCTTTCCGCTTCTCGGTTTGGTGTTCCTGTTTACCTCGAAAGCCGAACGCTGACTTGGTCAAAGTTTAAGGCTGTCTCAATCACTACTTCTGAAGGCTTTTCAATCATCGAAAACCTAGCTTGGGAGGAACCAGGCGGAACACCCACAGAGGGAGCATGGGGGCAGGATTCGATACCGTTTGGTGAGTCGGCTGAGGCATGGTCTGACATCTTGAGTGACGGTGGGGTTCACAAGGCATACTTCTTTCGACGGTCGGTTGAATGGAGAGTCAGGCCACACCCTAAAGTTATTGAGGCGGTTCCTTTGGCTTTGCGGTCTTACGTCGATAGCGTTGGGTTAGGGACTCCGATCTTGATTCAAGACCCAATCAAAAGCCAAGTTAACAAGATCAAAGCCCCGTCACCGGGCGATGACATTGACGACGTTGGCGAGATTGTTGTGATAGAGAACCCAGCAGAGCGTTGCATGATCGGCCAAAGCGGCACGCTAGAGGCAGGCAATCCGCCAGATGGGCCAATCATTGGCATCACAGCAGACATTGACACAACCAATGGCGCACAACTAAGGAACTCCGTCATCTCGTCGATAGGCATTAATTCAATCGCGGAGAATTACATTCGAGTGCCCCTAACATGATCCACGGAACCAGGAAGGCTAGGCGTCGCTACTCAGTATTAACGATTGGCAGAGAGGCGCTAGGCTCTGCTATTCGAGCTCTTAAAGACCCGACAAGAGCCACTGACGAGGAGCAAGAGAGACGGTTGAATATCTGCCGGGGTTGCGATTACTTTGATTCCGGGCGTTGCGCGAAATGCACTTGCCCTGTGGCCTTCAAGGCTCGACTAGAAACCTGGCATTGTATCGACGGTAAATGGTAAAGGGACTTGTTATTGAGCGTCGTCGAAGGCTGAGGAAAGACCCGGCCAAAGCCAATCGCTGGCATTTTAATCATGGGCTGGGTGATGCCTTAATGCTTCGTTCGATCCTCCCAGCAATCAAGACGCCAATCGTTTTGGGCGTGCCTAAGAGCAAGAGATACTCAGAAGTATTCGAAGGCGTTGACGGAGTGACTCTCGAAGAGGCTGAAAGTGCTGGCGATGAATTCTATCCAGTAAAATTCCCAGCTGAAGATTGCTGCTTGCCTTTGGATGGAGGGAGACCGGTCAAGCCTCGGTTCTGCCTAGAGTATGATTTCGAAGTGATCGACCCGACCTTCAGGATCAGACCGCTTGAGCTAGATCTCAGTGATTGCGTGCATCCGGGCACCCTAAAAGCGAAGTCAATGATCCATGACTACGGCACGAACTACGTCGTGTTTCACGGTCAGGGGGCCAGCAGTCCGTGGCGTAAGGATTGCCCGGAAGAAATTGCTGAAGCGATTTGCAAATCGATTGTTGAGCGTGGCTATAGAGTTGTAGTTATCCAACCTGATTCTCTTGGCTACGATTTCATTGATGAGAATTACATTTTGTCGACCGAAGGTCTACCTAGTGGGGCCGCGTGCCTGTGGCATGTCCTTAAAGGGGCTTCAGCGTTCGTCGGGATCGATTCAGGCCCGCTTCATATGGCTCTGACCATACCCGATCTCGATTGCATGTTCGTGAAGAATAAAATTGACTTCATGCGCTTTTTCTACGACGCGGGCCTCGAGCGAATTCGAGAGATCCTTCCTGTAGATTCAACCGAAAACGAAACAAACCAAACAATCAGGAGATTCCTATGTTCAAAAAAACCGTAGTCGAAAGCCCCAATGGAGAGATTAGCATGTACGCCCGCAAGTGCCCCGGAGACCGAGAGGTGTTAAGAGAGGTGATCATGCAGGATGTTTACGGGCTCGATGCGCTCGATAATAAGGGATTTGAGCCGGACGTGGTGATTGATATTGGGGCGAATATCGGCACTTTCTCCGCAGTCGCTCTCAAGTTCTGGAAGAATGCCAGAATCACAGCGTACGAGCCTCATCCGATCTCATACGGCTTACTCTGCCAGAACCTCTTGCATCACAGGTCGCAAACGAATCTGCATCTTGCCGCCGTGTCTGGTCGGGATTTGCCCAATTCAAATATTCAGATCTCCCTGGAAGCCGCGACGGACGCCCCTCATTGCTGGGATCTCAACCAGCGTTCCGAACGTCAAGTGCCTGATCCAACTGCTCAGGGGTGCTGCCAATGCATTGTCGAGAATATCAATGATGTGCTTCCTGCAAGCCTCCCAGAGTCAGAGGAATCCAAGGCGTTGCTGAAGGTTGATTGCGAGGGCTCAGAATTCTACATCATCGAGGGAGTGGCGGAGGAGCACCTGAAGCGAATTGATGTGATCAAGATGGAAGTGCATTGTTCACAGCTTGCAATCCCTGGCTATCTCGACACGACTTGGACCACTTTCCGTGATAAGATCCTAGCTCACTTCGATTGCCCAGAGATCGAATCAAGGACCACGGTGGACAAGGACCAGTTCATTGCGACAGCAATTCGCCGGTAAAACTGGTCAATTAATGGTCAATAGGCTGTAAAGGATTCCTGAAAGATTTTCCGTGTCGTTCTTTAAGTCATTGAAAACCAGGGGTTTGAGATGGTGCGCGGTGGAGGGTTCGAACCTCCGACCCCTACCGTGTCAATGTTCCTAGCGGCTTTTTGATCGAATCCCACAACACCCGCCAATAGCGTCACGAAACAAGCCTCGACCGCTCATAGAAAGAGTGTCGGGGCTTTTATCTTTGTTGCCAATTGCTCAGCCTTGGCACTCTGCCACGTAGAAAGGTCTGGAATTTTGGTCAATTAATGGTCAGTTTTCGGGCTGACTATGCCAGAACCATCTCAAGTAACCCTCAACGGCTCCCTTGTGCGGTGGGAGGCGGACTTTGGGAGGATAAACGGCAAGCGTCGCCGAAAGTATTTCAAGACCAAGGCTCAAGCCTCTGAAGCCTTGCGGCTGTTCAGTGAGGAAACCAAAGAGAACGGCAAGGTATGGGCTCAGCTCTCGCCCAGTAAACGCGCCAAGGTGTCAAGGACTCTCCAAGAGATGGACAAGCGCGGGACGACCCTGGACGCTGTCTGGAGCTATTACAAGGAACACCATGCCGCCAAATCAGGCAGAACGCTTGGGGACGTTAGAGATGAATTCTTAGCCTCGAAGCAAGCGTCTGGAGTTTCGGGGCAATATCTCGAGCAGTTGAGGCTATATTTAAGGCTGTTCGCGCTTGATCGAGAGGGTGTTGACATCGCTCAGATTGACCATTTGGCCGTTGAGCGATGGCTGGCAAGCAGGAAAGAGGCACCGTCAACCAGGCAAACAGGAATCAACCGGCTCTCTTCATTCTTCTCATTCTGCATTCGTCGGGGATACCTAGACAAGAATCCTGTTGGCAGAGTTGAGAGGGTTCGAGTGCCTCACATTGACCCTGAAATATTGACTGTTGGCGAGTGCCAGCGGCTGGTCAAAGTCGCGACTGAAACTGACACGGGGATGCTGACTTATCTAGGGCTAGCTTTGTTTTGCGGCATTCGACCAGACGAAGCTCTAAGGATTGAGGCAAAGGAAATCGAGCTAGATCGAGGGCTCATATTCCTGAAAGCTGAGAAATCAAAGGTCAGGAATCGAAGGATTGTCGCGATTACTGAACCCGCGAGAAAGTGTTTTATCGAGGGTGGAGCAGTGCCGAAAGTGAACTTCAAGAAGCGGTTTAACAGACTCAGGAAGGATGCGAAGATTGAAAAGTGGCCGCACGATGCTTTACGAAAAACGGCGGCATCTCACTTTTACAATCTGTATGGGATCACCAAGGCAACAGAACAGTTGGGCCACTCTGCTGGCGTTCTGTTGCGGGTTTACCGTGAGCTCGTGAGCAAGGAAGAGACGGGGCGCTGGCTAGCTATTTCTCCGCCCCTGTGATGCGTTTCAAGCTCTCGTCGATGCTTTTCAATCGGTTGAGAGCGAGCAGTGGGAAAGCGATCCAAAGGCACGAAAAAGCGATTCCAGCGATCCAGGCAAAAATATAGAGTGTTGTCATGGCCTTGAAACATGCAACGGGATAGGGGTGTTGTCTGTTATAAAATTGACATCAAGTTATCCACATGGACAGCGAATGACCCACCCCTAAGCCTATCTTGCTAGGCGTGAAAACAAGATGTAACCTTACCGTAGTTTCTTTCGTTGTGCCCGTGACCTGGGCGCAGGCTTTGGAGCTCGAGCCCTGTCAGAGTTCCACCCCATCACTCGACTCACCTCCTCTTGATCAACTCCGGGCAAGCTCTTCCCTATTAGAAGTGCTAGAGCTTCAGCTTTGTTCAGGTCGTTCTCGAGGCAATACTCATTAAGCTTTTCGCTTAGGTGGGCTGGTAGCCATGCGTTAATCTGAGCCTTTTCTGGGTTTCGTTGGTTTGGCATGGTTCTACTTGTTTGATTTCCGAGGCTTCTTGCTTGGCTTGGCCCGGGGGGGGGTATTGGAGTTCCACCCCATAACTCTCTCGATTTCTTCAGGGTCGCTGCCGATCTCTCTACCGACAAGCTTAGCTAGTGCCTGGGCTCGCGTTAGGTTAGTCTCGGAGCAATAGGCGTCAAGACTGTCAATAAGCCCATCAGGCAGGGCTACTGTTATGTTTCTTTTCTCGGGATGTCTCTGATTTGGCATTTTTTGAATGTTTCGCGTCAATGTCAGAAGGACTGTTAACGCCTCTCTTCGTTACAGTATACGTTCGTTTTTAGCAATTCTTACAAAAAATTATTAAAAACTACTTGTGCGAGGTGCAAGCACCTATTACTTTTCGGGTGCTTGCACCTGTTGCGGGCAGGGTGATTCCACCGGAAAATGAAAATGAAAAAGAAAAAGCGAAACGTAAGTTTTGAGATAGACGAGAAGCTTTACAGGCTCCTGAAGAAACGAGCTCTCAACGAGCAAACCACTATGTCAACGATTGCTAGGCAAATGCTTTCAACGGGGTTGCTAGAATGAGCGAGAAGCGTTTGAGCCGACATCCATCAAGCCTAGATAAACACATAGTGCTAAGCGTCCCTCCTTCATGGATGGAGCGCATTAAAGCCATAGCTAAAAAAGAGGGGCACGGATCTTCGCATAAAGTAATAAAACAAATCATCAGCGAAGGATTAAGCAAATGAACAATCCATTTGAAGGTCGCCAGATTGTCAAGAAAGACAAGCTAGCCAAGATACTCTCAGTATCTGAAAGAACAATAGACGGGTGGGTTGCTCGGCGATCAATCCCTTTCATCCGAATCAACAAGCAGGTGTTAAGGTTCGATGTTGAAGACGTCCTGAAATCGAAAACCATTAACCCCGTAAAGATCGAAAGCGTATGACTTCCCAAAGAGTTCCAAGCTTTATCTTCTGGGCCTCAATAGCCCTTTTCACTCTCTCGCTAATTGCGAGCTACCTACAGAAATAACATCATGAAGAAAATAAAAAAACTCCAAGACATCTACATTGTCCCTCAGCCCCGTCTCACTGAAACGATTCAAGTTCAACACAAGTTCACAGACGAAGAGAGGGTTAACAACGCTGATGAGCTCGCTGAAGCCATGAAGCAGACAGAAGAGCATGAGGCTAGATTCAAGGAGATGAAAGCCGCAATGAAAGCCGAACTCGAGAGCCTCATTGCAGACCATAACACAATTGCTGCAATGGTTCGTAAGGGTTACGACATGCGGGACCAAGAATTCGTGGTGGTTCTTAACCCCACCGGAAAGGTTAAGTATTACTACAACGAAGAGACACTCGAGCGGGTCGACACGGCACCGATGAACCCGCAAGACTTTCAGATTCAGATTGAATTTGAGGAAGATGGAGGGGCCGAGAATGGCTAGACTTGATCGATTTCAGCCCCCCACCTACGCAGAGGAGAAGAGAGCAAGCCTTGCTGCAATCATGGACGAAGATGACGCGCACAGGGCTGACAAGGAGGCACTTCAGCTAGAGGTTGCCTCGCTCAAGAAATACATTGCACTTCAAGATCAAAAGATTCGAGAGCTTGTCGATGAGCACGATTTGATTACAGCGCAACTACTCGAGGACAAGAGACAATTGAAAATTCAGCTAAAGGAAAAACTATGAGCACTGAGACAGCAGTAAAACTAGAAGGCGTAATCGATAACGGTTACGTAGAAATTAAGGGAATCAAAGTAAAGTCGGCAGGGGGGTGCAATGAGGCTTTAAAAATCGGCGATCACGTAAGAGTGCTTGTGAAGGGTTACAGTGACTACTCTGCCCACTCTGGAGTGATTACTCACTTCGACAAATTCTCAACGCTTCCTACCGTCACGGTGTGTTATGTCAAGACATGCCATTCTGAAACGAAGCTTGTCTTCAAGTCGGTCAACAATGAGACGAAAGATGTTGAAATTGTTAAGCCTGAGGAGCTGGAGGTGGAAAACCTTGGAGGGGTTAGAGGTAGGGCAATTCAGAACCTTGAAAATAATATCGCCAAGAAAAGGAAAGAGCTTGATGACGAAGAATACAAGCTGAACTGGTTCATCCAGTATTACGGCAAGTATTTTGGTGACGTGTAGGGTGAACGGGTGGGACAACTAAGAAAAAAGGAAAAATTATGCTACCGATTAAACAAACAATATCAACACCGGCTGTCATGGATAGATTGCACGAAGTCCTAGGAGGTAAAGCTAGTCAATTTGCTGCCAGCATTGTGCAGCTCGTTGGCGGGAATCCGGCTTTAGCTCGATGCGATTCAAACAGCATTATTGGCGCTTGCTTAACAGCCGCTACACACAACTTGTCAATTCATCCTTCACTCGGGCAGGCGCACATTGTCCCGTTCAAGGGCAAGGCTACTTTCATTCTCGGCTACAAGGGGATGATTCAGCTGAGCCAAAGAACGGGGCAGTATGCAGGAATGGGAGCAATCCCTGTCTATGAAGGTCAACTGAAAAGCTTCGACCCCCTATTCGGTGATTATGAGCTCGATGAACCCGTTGATAAAACGGGCGAACCTGTAGGGTTCCTTGCTGCATTCCGTCTTGTTAACGGGTTCATGAAGTCTGAATACATGGGGCGCGCTGAGATTGAGCGGCACGCGCTAAAGTTTTCCAAGTCGTTCACAAGAGATTCAAGCCCTTGGAAGACTGACTTTGAGGCGATGGCCATCAAGACGGTGCTTCGGCGTTTGCTGTCCAAGTGGGGTTACATGACTATTGATGTTGAGACTGCAATTGCAGATGACGCCACCGTTAGAGATGGGGTGTCCGTTGAGGTTTCTAGACAGGATGCAATCCCTATTGATGATGGCGGATTGATGATGGACTCGGAAGACGCAGGCAACGCAAGCCTTGGCCCAGTGAGTGGCGACGAGAAAAAAGAAGGGAGTGAACTGTGAACGATACTGTTGAATTAGAGGTAGTCTCACCTGATAGCGTTGAGCTTACTATCCCAGATTGCGGATTGCCTTCTGAGCCGGAAGCGGTTGGCGAGATGTTCTTCAAGGCGACAATGGCTGAAGGTATCATAAAGCGAATCAAGGAGCACACAAAAGCGCATCTCGAAAGCGGCAAGAAGGCCAAGGGGCTTTTTCTTGGGAACGGGTCAAGAACTACAAAAGTGACGAACGCCTTAACGGCACTCGAGTTGCTTCGAAATGAGCTCGGGGAAATCACGTCTCATGAGTTCCTTCGATGCTGCAATGTCTCGCTCTCTGCTGTTGAGCAATTGTACCACTTGAAGGCAAATGATGGATCGATTCAAGACAACAAGAAGGCTTGTCGTGAGCTCCTAGCGCCATGCCTCGATGTTAGCGTTGGCAAGCCTTCCGTTAAATTCTCAAAACCAGGAAACCGGCAATGAACCTTAACGAAGTCCAGATAGGCGGCAACATTGTTCGCGATCCTGACTCTAAGTTTTTGCAAAATGGTACTGCAGTTTGTGAATTCACCATTGCCATAAACCGCAAGCGGAAACGTCAAGACGGGCAGGTTGCGGAAGAGACCGCCTTTATTGGTTGCGTTGCGTTCGGGAAGCAAGCGGAAGTCATAGCGGCTCATTTTGTTAAGGGCAATCGAATATGCTGTGTTGGGCGACTGGCTCAAGACAGTTGGGAGGACAAGAAGACGGGAGAGAAGAAATCAAAAACGAAAGTGATCGTTGAAAACTTCCATTTTGTAGACAGAGCAGGAGATAGGGCTGTTGAAGCGCAATCTCAGGGATCGCAGCAATCAGCACCTCAACCCCCCAAAGGTGACGACGTACCTTTCTAAATCATTATGACATACCGATACGGACAATTCGAGCGGCTAGCCACCATTAATAGGCAAGGGCCAATGCCCTTTATTGCACGAGGTGTGAACACCTCAAAAAGATTCGGGCGAAACATCCTGAAAAGAATACATCGAACCTACAACCACGCAGAATCATGGACGAAGTAGAGAGGCAGAGCTACCGCCAAGCGGCTGACACGATGTGGGAGCGCGGCTTGTTCAAGCTTGATCCAACCAAGCGAACCATTGAGCAAGATCACTCAGATAGGCTTGTGAGAGCTTACGATGAGAAGAACGAGCGGGAAGAGAAAGCGAGGACTAAATCATGAGTAGTAACCTTGTCACGTTTTTCGTCCCTGGTGAACCGGTAGCGCAACCACGAGTTAAGGCTAGAGCATTCGGAAGGCAGGCTCGGGTTTACACGCCAGACACGGCTGACAAGTGGAAAAGCGAAGTCAAGTCGATGACTCGGGTGAAAATGGACGTAACCCAAGGCCCTTATGACTTGGGGCTGATGTTTCGAATGCTCAGACCGAAAGCACACTACCGAACAGGGAGAAACGCCCAGAAACTTAGAGACGCCGCCCCTGTGTTGCACACCAAAAAACCAGACGTCGACAACTTAGCCAAGGCGGTCATCGACGCGATGGTGGATTCAGGGAGGGTCGACGATGACAGTTTCCTTGTTCATCTAGCGGTTTCCAAGGTGTGGGTTTGCAGTGATCCAGGTGTTAGCGTTCGGTTTCAACGACGGTATCGCCTCTAGAAAATGAGAGATTTAATGCCATTTATTCCGGCCTGGTTTGATGATCTTAGGCTAGATCCAAGATCCCTTTCGATAGCGGTTCATGTTGCTAGGAGGGGGGACTGTTTTGAGAGCTCAAAAAGCATCGCTGAGCACTGTCAAATTGGTCGAAATACGGTGTTAAAATTGATCAATGAAATGGTCGAAAAAGGGGTGCTTGAAAAAGAGGGATCTAAGGGGGGGAAGTCAGTGCTTAGGCTTTCCCTCCCTGATTTAGGCAGTATCCAGAATGGTGAGGGTAGTATCCAGAATGGACCACCCAGTCCAATCCAGATACCCCTAGGTAGTATCCAGAATGGACCACCCAGTATCCAGAATGGTGAGGGTAGTATCCAGAATGGTGAGGGGTGGTCCAATCTAGATACCCTAAGGTACCCCCTTAAAGGTAAAGAGGTAACTAAAGAAAAAAAAGTAACAAAAAAAAGAACGGTCGACGTTTGGCCCCAAATCCTCGAAATGGAATGGCCTGGAGGCCTGAAAAATGACCCTGATTTTGTGGAGCTTTTCAAGCAGTGGGTTTCCTTCCGATCGAAGCTCAAAAAAATCACTCAGGAACCAACGGTTTTCTTCGGGCGACAACTCAAAAAACTTTCGGGGTGGGGTGTTGCCGGGGCAGTGGCTTCGGTTTCGAAGTCTCTCGAATGCGAGTGGCAGGGAATTTTTGAGCCAGACCAGCGGACAATGGCTAACGGACGGGGCAAACCGGCGAAACCCAACGACGAGCTAACGGCGGCAGATTTTCTAGCATGAAGCACTACGTCCCAGCATCGGCAACCCTCGAACTAAACGAGGTCACAGAGGCCCCTGGCGAGATGGCACTAATCGGGTGTTGCTTGGTCGGTGGCGTCGACATTTTTCTCGAGGTTTCAAACCTCATCGAACCAGAGGTTTTCGAGCATCAAAAATTCCGAGATGCGTTCGAGCTCATGGCTGAGATGTTGACGGATTCTCAGGAGATAAACATTGCGACTGTAATGGTCGCTTGGGGGCAAAAAAATGGCTCTCCTTGCCCCCCTTGCGTCTTCCTTTCGTGGGACTTAATTCCGTCCCCTTTTGCCTATCCTGTCTTTGTTGAGGTCTTAATCGAGTCCTACAACCGCCGTAAAGTGGCCCAGGTTGCCTCACAAGCTCTGAACGCTGCCGCTGAAGGTGGGAACACCTCAGAGGAATTAAAAGCGATTCTGGACAGCGTTGAGCTAGGGATGGAGCACGGCGCTTTTATGGAAGGAAAGGGGCCTTTGGCTGAGGCTTGGAGGAAATCGTTAGCTCAACAGATGAAAAAGAGTGACGGGCTTGCTGGTTTGTCGACTGGATTCCGATCGGTTGACCGCATCTCAGACGGCCTTGCTCCTTCCACGATGTCAGTTGTCGCGGCTCGCCCATCAGAGGGCAAAACGGCACTCGGTTTGTCGTTCCTTTTTCAGATGTGTTTTGTGCAAAAAATGCCCTGCCTTTTTATCTCCTTAGAGATGACCAAGGAGGCGATTTTGAATCGTCTTGCGGCCAACTTTACAGGGATCGATGCGCGGACGGTGCGGCGAGCCATTTTCACCGATGATCAAAAGGTCAAGGTCAAGGCTTTTTACGATCTGATAAGCGAATCGCCCTTCTGGATCTCCTACGCGCCGGGGGCGACTGTCTCAGATATTGAGAGATTGACCCGTACAGCGGTCAAGCGCCACCAAGTTGTCGCAGTGTTCTTGGATTATATCCAGATAGTCAGATATCAAGGGAAGCTTTCGACATCGCACGAGCAAATCAAAGAGACAAGTCAGCGATTATCAGAGATCCCCAAGAGATACGGGCCGCATCTTTGCACGCTCGCACAAGTAAACCGGAAAAGCGCGGAAGAGAATAGAGCCCCAAAAATCAACGAGATAGCTGGCTCAGATCAAATCGAGAAGGATGCTGAGCTTGTTATGCTCTTGCACCGTCCCAAGAACGACAAGGGCTACAGAGGGGAAGAATCGATACTCGCACTCGCGAAGGTTAGGGAGGGGGAGCCGTCAGCGGCTAGACTTAAATTTGATGGGCCAAGAGTGAGGTTTTTAGACCCATCAAGCATCGTGCACGAGGAGGACATACCGACACAGACAGAAATGGAGCATGATCAATAATGGAGAAAATAATGAAATCTAGAGCGCAAATAGAGTTCGAGGAAAACCAAAAGAAGCTGAAAAAGCGAAAAAGAGTGTGGGATTACAAAATGATGAAAATCAGAAAGGAGAATTCAAAATGATGTTTGGCGTGACTGAAGAGGTGGTCTTAAAGCTGGAGAAGCAAGGACTAGTTTCCAGAAGCAACGAAGAGTTGACCGACAGGGACATAAAAAAAGCCCGTTCAAGAGAGAGTTACTACCGGCACAGGGACGCGATTCTCGAAAGGAACAGGGCACGCTACGCCGCCCGTAAAGCAGAAAAGGAGGCATCAGAATGAGTGAAGAGTCAATACAACTAGAGAAAGACTTTCGGGAGTGGTGGGAAGAGAATCGGATAAGACCCTATAACTCACAGGTTGACGAGCACGATCTGATTTGGTCGGTATTCTTCGATGCCTGGCTCAAAGGACTGGACGCGGGGAAGGCATCAGAATGAACTTGCAACACTACGCAGAAATCAAAAGGGGGCTGACCAGCTGGAACGCTTTTGTTAGAGAGCAGAGAGCAAAGAACTTTGCCTGGGGGGGCGATCTCCGGGATGCCTATCTCCGGGGGGGCGATCTCCGGGGGGGCGATCTCCGAGAGGCCGATCTCCGAGAAGCCGATCTCCGAGAAGCCGATCTCCGAGAGGCCGATCTCCGAGAGGCCGATCTCCTGGGTGCCAACTTCCGGGATGCCGATCTCCGGGGCACTAAGTTTAGCGATGTTCCTATCCGCCCAGAGGATCTCCTAGAGCAAATCGCGGTAGCGATCCGTAAGCCAGGGGCGCTAGACATGTATGATTGGCATACTTGCGAAACTACGCATTGCCTCGGCGGTTGGGCTGCTTATCTAACCCCTGGCGGAGTAGAGTTCGCAAGAAAGACCTCAGACCACCTTGCCGGTGTGTTACTAGCTCCTGAGTTGGCTCATCTGTTCTATAAGGATCACGTGACCGCCCTTAGAGAGACGGAGAAATACTTACCAGAAGGATACACAGCACCAGAGGAGGCAGCAGAATGAGCGACTGGATTAAGTTCGACGCCAAGAATCCGGAGACGTGGCCCGGGAAATTAGAGAGCGTAATTGCCTACAGCACTGGCCTGGGGTGGAGCGAGATGGCTTTTAATAATGCCGAAGGCGATATTTGGTTTTCTGTGGATGGTCTCGCGGTTCCTGCCAAGCGAGTCACTCACTACATGATTCCAACCAAGCCCAGTGATCACGTTTCGGTGCCAAGGGAGTTGAGTGATAAGGACGCGATCAAACTCAGCTTAAAGGGCAGCCTTGATCTAGACGAAGTGATCGGCGAATGAACCAAGCCCCAACACCCCAAGAATCGGCAGCACTAGCCCGAGAACGAGAAGCAATCTACAGAGAGCAAAGCAATATGATCACAGTAAAAGCAAAAAACGAAGAAACCGGCGAGGAGTTCAGCGGGTCGCTGACTCAAGTAATCAAAGACCAAGAGACGCCCAAGCCGCCAATCATGGAACCTCGCAACGGCATGTATTATGTCGAGGACTTCTTCCCGCCAAACAAGAAGCGGGATCTAATGTTAGGAAAGCTCGATGCTTCCCCTTACGTCCAAGCGGCAATCAATGCATCTTGGGGTTGGAACATGAATCAATACCAGGCTTGGGAGCCTGGAGCAGAGAGCAACCCGCCACCGTTCAAGGGGGATCCTGAAGCATGGGCTCGTTCGTCTGCTTCGATTTCCTATCCTGTGGTTCTCCCGCCTTGCCGGCTATGGATTGTGAGAGACATTAACCTCCCGCAATGTGTTCCGCTTCTAGGCGCTGGAGGCGGGAGTGTGTTCACGGGGTCAGAGCTGTTCTTTTTTGGTGACGCCGCCGTCAATGTGCTTGGAAATCTGGAAAGCAAACACGGCCCTTTCCAGATGCTTCGAGGCACGATTGCTGGAATCAAGTTCATCCCGGATGCATGGAGCCCGATTGTGCTACATGGGAGTCTTTCGAATTTCAAGATCTCTAATTGCCACTTCTCGTCGGTCAACTTTCGGGAGGGGCGTATGATCCACGTAGCTGATGAGGGAGGCGGGTCTGAATTCGGTAACGTTTATGCAGGCCAAACACTCAAGGAAGTAACTATTGAGGATTGCCAGATTGAAGGAGGACGAGCCGGCGTGACGCTCGTAAACGGTCGCAATCTGAACATCCACAACAACACAATCATGTATACTCCGCTCGGTCTTGAGATTCGCAACTGCGACACTGTGAGGATCACGTCAAACAATATCCTAGGCACTAAGCCAAGGGACGCAATTCAAGTAGCTAAGCAAGCCGGAATCATTGCCGGGGGGACTGAGATCATGGCAGTTGGCAATCAGCTCACAGACCTTGACCTAGGGGCAGCGGTTAACGGTAAGTCGAACCACTTCTACCTTAACGATTGGAGTAACACTCCCGAAGGCAAAACAGGGAGAGAAGCGAACATTGATCCAAGCTGGACAAGCCCGGAAGACTTTGGGCCAATCAAGAAGGGCGACAAGGCACCGTATGCGGGGGAATGATATGAGTATTGTTGAGCCAAAGGCTGTTGAATTATTTGAATGCGCTGGATGCGGTTTAGGGGTTAGAAGGCCCCATCATTGGACCGACAGCAGGGTCGGTAGCTCAGAAGTGTTAGGCGGCAGCTGCGTTTCTGGCCAAGTGGGCGTTCATTATGGAAAAGGTGTGAACACCGTGTTGTGCAATCGTTGCAAAGCAAAAGCTTACATACTGCTTGCACAATTTGAAGACGAGGAAATATCTAGGGATTGTGCTTGCAGAGTTTTTGACCTAGCTGACGCTGATCTAATAAGGCCAATGCGCAATCAATTATAGGAAAAGACGAAATGAGTAATCAAAAAGAGTTGGAGGCAGAAATTACAAAGTTCTTTAGCTGTAGCGAAGCGAGGGCAATGGAGCAGCATGAAGCACGCATGGCGGAAGTCAGAAGAGTCGTGGTATGGTTACTAGTAACTATAGTCTTGTGCATAATGCACGTAGGTCTAGCAGTAGCGTTATTGGTTTTGGGGGGCTCTCAATGAGTGTTGAAGCACGGTGTCCGTTGTGCAAAGTCGGCATCCTGTCTTGGCATGATACCAACATGAAAAACCAGACGGACATGGGTAACGGCGATCCTTATTTCATGTGCTCGAATCAAATGAAATGCGGTCTCGTTGTCAGCACAAGGACCAGTGGTGATATTCGAGGCGCTTACAAAAGGATAATGAGGTGAAAAAACAGAGGAAGACGAACGGTTGTCAGTGAGTTCTGACGATTCTATCGACCACTAAGAAAAGACTGTCAAGACAAATGAGAGATTACAAATACAAGGTTGAGGATCTTCACTCCCGCGATGAGGAGCCAGAAGCGAGTCAAGAGAGAGCGGCTTTGATAGCAGCAGCAGCGGGTCATCTAGGTGAGGTCTACCTGTGGATATGGGGCAAAGAGAAGAGCAGGACAGGGCCTCGATACGCTCGATTTGTGACCATTGCAACGATCATGGGTAAGATGACACCGGTGCAGGCAGCAAAGGAAGCACGATGCTCACCAGAGGTGATATACATGAATCGAAGGGACTTTTTCGAGAGGTTTAGCGAGGGTGTGAACACCCAGGGTAAAGGGGGGGAGCAGTGATTACTGGCGAAGTGTTTTGGTTTGGTTTCTTAGTTGGGGTGTTACTTGTGCTGATTGGTTTGTTTGTGTGGTCAGTGATAGGTTGGATGGCTGAAGACGCTGCTGAGCGAAAAGTTAGGGAGCACATGAGGAAGGTTAGGAGAATCTTGAAGAAAAGAAATGAACAAGAAAGGTAAGATATGAGCAGTTCAAGCAGCAGTAGTTCGGGAGGTGTTGGAGTGTTGGGGTTGTTGGGGGTTTTATTCGTCGGTTTGAAGCTGACAGGGTTTGTATCCTGGTCGTGGTGGTGGGTCACTGCGCCGCTCTGGGGAGAGTTTGCCTTGTCTCTGTTAGTCTGTCTTGGGGCTCTCACGCTTGCTTTTGTTATTCAATCATGCGTGGCGATGTGGGTCTTTTTGAGGGGGAAATGAGGGTTTTTCACGGGCAGGAGGCACCCCCCATTAAGGAATCTTTTTGAGGCCCACCCCAAGAAGC